GAGTGGTTGGTGCCTCAGGTATATGGCCAACTCGGCATCACTGAGGACATCATGAAGGGTACGGCCGACGAATCGGCCATGCTCAACTACCACAACCGGACCATCGAGCCAGTTCTCACCGCTATCGTCGAAGCCATGCGGCGCACCTTCCTCACCAAGACGGCGCGGAAGCAGAAGCAGTCGATCATGGCCTTCCACGACCCGTTCAAGTTTGTTCCGATGGAGAAGCTCGCGGACATCGCGGACAAGTTCACTCGGAACAAGATTCTCAGCGCCAACGAAATGCGGCAGGTCGTTGGTCGGAAGCCCTCCAAGGATCCCGAAGCTGACAAGCTCGTCAACGCCAACATGCCGGCTCCGTCGGAGCCAGTTCCACAACCAGTTCAGGAAGGAGATAGTCAAAATGGAAGCCGACTTCAGCGGTTGGGCAACCAAGGCTAATCTCAAGTGCACCGACGGACGAACCATCAGGCCTGACGCCTTCAAGGACCAGGACAAGATGACGGTTCCGCTGGTCTGGCAGCACGGCCACAACTCTCCCGAGAACGTCCTCGGACACGCCGTTCTCCACAATCGCCCGGAAGGCGTTTGGACCGAAGGCTTCTTCAACAACACCCAGGCCGCTCAGGCCGCTCGCATTCTCGTCGAGCACGGTGACGTGAAGGCGCTGTCGATCTTCGCCAACCAGCTGATCGAGAAGTCGAAGCAGGTCCTTCACGGTGTGATCCGTGAGGTCAGCATCTGTCTCGCCGGAGCCAACCCTGGTGCGTTCATCACGAACGTCACCATTCGCCACTCCGACGGTGAGCTGGAGGACCTCGCCGACGAGGCGATCATCAGCCCGTGGGAGGCGCTCGTCGTTCACTCGGCCTCGACCGAGGAGGTCGACGAGGAAGAGCTCGAACTGGCCCACGCCACCCTCCAGGAGGTCTACGACTCCCTGAACGAGGAGCAGGTCAAGCTCGTGCAGTACATGGTCGGTACCGCGGTGGAGCAGGCAACCAACGGCTCCGCGAAGCACTCCGACACCGACGGCGAAGACCCCGCCGGCGACACCACCGAGGACGAGAACCTCGAACACCAGGAAGGAAACAACGGCATGACTCGGAACGTCTTCGAGACCTACGGTCAGGGTGGCGGCCAGGGCGGTGCGTCCGGCGAGCTGAAGCACGACATGATCACGATCTCCCGTGACGACGTGCGGAGCATCGTTCACGATGCAATCCACCAGACCGGCTCGCTGAAGAAGTCGCTGTACGCCTACGCCGAGAAGAACCTCGAGCACGGCATCAACGACATCGAGCTCCTGTTCCCCGAGGCCAAGACCCTCGAGAACACCCCGCAGTGGAACAAGCGTCGCACCGAGTGGGTGGCCGGCGTCCTCGGCGGTACCAGCAAGTCGCCGTTCGCCAAGGTCAAGTCGATCGTGGCGGACATCACGCAGGACGACGCGCGGGCTCTCGGTTACATCACCGGGAACTACAAGAAGGAAGAGTGGTTCGACCTGTCGGCCCGCTCGACCGGCCCGACCACGGTCTACAAGAAGCAGAAGCTGGACCGGGACAACATCATCGACATCACCGACTTCGACGTCGTGGTGTGGATGAAGGGCGAGATGCGGCTCATGCTCGAGGAGGAAATCGCGCGTGCGATCCTCATCGGCGACGGTCGTGACCCGGAGGACCCGGACAACGCTGGCCAGCCCAACCCGGACAAGATCAAGGACCCGGCCGCGGCTTCCAGCGGCGACGGCATCCGCTCGATCCTGAACGAGAACGAGCTGTACGCCACCACGACCACGGTCTCGATCGGCACCGGCGCGAACGCCTACCAGGACGCGATCGACCAGGTCCAGCTGGACATGGAGTTCTACAAGGGCACCGGTTCGCCGACGTTCTACGGTACCCGGCGGAACATCACCCGGATGCTGCAGACCAAGGACGGCATGGGCCGGCGTCTGTACCGGAACCGCGCGGAGCTGGCCGACGAGCTGGGTGTCGGCGAGATCGTCGAGGTCGAGGTCATGGACCAGGTGCCGGACGTCCTCGGCATCATCGTCAACCTGGCGGACTACAACGTCGGCACGGACAAGGGTGGCGAGGTCAACTTCTTCGACGACTTCGACATCGACTACAACCAGTACAAGTACCTGGGTGAGACCCGTCTCTCCGGTGCGCTGGTGAAGATCAAGTCCGCGCTGATCGTCAAGATCGCGGGCGAGGGCGACACTGCCGTCACGCCGGCCGCTCCGACCTTCGACGAGGAGACCGGCGTCGTGACCATCGTCGCCACCACCGGCGTGGTCTACAAGAACAAGGACACGGGCGCGACCCTGACCGCTGGTGCGCAGACCGCCCTGGCGCCGGGTGCCACGCTGAACGTCCACGCGGAGCCGGATGCGACGCACTACATCCCGAACTCCACGATGGACGACTGGAGCTTCACCCGCCCGGCGGCCTGATCCTCGGAGTAGGTCAAAATGGCAAAGTTTTACGGCAAGATCGGTTATGGCACCACCGTGAACAAAGGTAACGGGATCGCCGAAGACGTAATTGTCGAGTATTCTGCTCGCGGTGACGTTCTTCGCAATGCTCGTGAACTGAAGGAGGGCGTAAGTGTCAACAATGACATTTCCGTCAGTAACTCCATCAGTATTGTCATGGACGCCTACGCCCGTGCAAATTTCTTTGCCATTCGGTACATCGAGTGGATGGGGGCCCTGTGGACGGTTAGCTCCGTCGAAGTGCAGGGCCCCCGCCTGCTTATGAGGTTGGGAGGTGTCTACAATGGCCCGAGAGCAGCTCCAAGCGCTCCTTGAGGAAGCCGCTGGAGGCAACGAAGTCTGGTTCCAACCTCCGGCGAATGTGCAAATGACATATCCGTGCATTGTTTATGAACGTGACAATGCAAACACGAAGCACGCAGACAATGCTCCGTACCACATCAAGCGTCGTTATGAGGTAAAAGTCATCGACGCGAATGCCGACAGTCCCATGTGGGATAAGGTCGCGGCCCTGCCGAGTGCTACGCACGATCGGCACTACACGGCGGGTAACCTTCACCACGACGTGTTTACCATCTATTTCTGAAGGGAATACCAATGACTGCACTCGTATGGGACAAGACCGGCGAACGCAGAATCGAGTACGGCGCCGATCACGGAGTCCTGTACCTCCTGAACGCTGGTGTCTACGACACGGGCGTCGCCTGGAATGGTCTCACCACGGTCACCGAGAGCCCCTCGGGCGCCGAGTCCACCCCGCAGTACGCGGACAACATGAAGTACGTCGTCATGCGCTCGGCCGAGACCTTCGGCGGAACCATCGAGGCGTTCACCTACCCGGACGAGTTCGCCCAGTGCGATGGTTCGGCGACCCCGTCTCCGGGCGTCTCGGTCGGTCAGCAGTCGCGGGAGACCTTCGGGTTCTCCTACCGTACGCTGATCGGCACGGACACCGAGACCGAGGCCGGCTACAAGCTGCACCTGGTCTACGGCGCCACCGCGGCTCCGTCGGAGCGGGCGTTCGCGACGGTCAACGACTCGCCCGAGGCCGTGGCCCTGAGCTGGGAGTTCGACACGGTCCCGGTCCCGGTCACCGGTCTGAAGCCGACCGCTCTGATCACGATCGACTCGACCAAGGTGCCGGCGTTGGCCCTGGCCGCGCTCGAGGACGAGCTGTACGGAACCGCGGGTTCTGACGCCAACCTCCCCCTCCCGGACGCCGTTCTGGCTCTGTTCGCCGGTTCGGTCACTGAGGTGGAGACCGTGGCGCCGACGTACGACTCCGGTACTGACATGATCACCATTCCGTCGGTCACCGGAGTCCAGTACTACATCGCTGGCGAGCTCGTCACCGGTGCGGTCGGTCCGATCACCGAGGACACCGTGGTCACGGCCCTGCCGGCGCCGGGCTACTCGTTCACCGAGACCTCCGACTCGGACTGGACGTTCAACTTCGCCTGATCTACCCCTCAAAGAAAGGAGACCAGAGAATGCTCACCCTCCTGGTTCCAATGTCCCCTGAAGGTTTCAACGACGAGACGCAAGAGTTTGTCCCGCCGGAGACCTATGCATTGGGACTCGAGCATTCTCTGGTCTCCGTGTCAAAATGGGAGTCATTCTTCGAGAAACCATTCTTGAGTGATACTCCCAAATCTACGGAAGAGACATTGTGGTACATTTCCGCAATGATTCTCGATGAAAACCCCCCGGGGGAAATTCTCCAGAAGTTTTCAAAAGAGAA